AATACAGACAAAGTAATCTTTTCACAGGTTAACCAATCTTCAGCTCAGACAATGAGACGTAATTTAGCTAATACTCAAGGGTTACTTTCGTGGATTACAACACCTTCATTTATTACAAATGGTAGTTTACCTATCGTTGGTGAGATAATGACTCACGAAGAGGCTTTAACTTTAATGGCAACACCTGAGTGGAGCGAACCAATGCCAGAATGAGAGGTTTAATAGCTAAAATATATAAGCCTAAAAAAAGGCGAAAAGGTAGACATTCTAAAAATATGTCTACAAATAAAAGTAGTAAGAATTATGTAAAACCCTATGCAAAACAGGGACGCTAAAATATTATATAAAATGGAAGACCATAGTCTATTAATGGCTATAACTGCTCTAGTAGGGGGGTTAGGCTTAAAACAAATTTGGGATATTATCAAAAAGAAAATGGATATTAATGCCAATAAAGACGCTAGAACTGATGACTTTCAAATACAAGTAATAGAACAGCTTAAAGAAAAGATAGGAGAGTTAGAGAAAAAAATTGATTCATTAATAACAGAAAACACTCACCTAAGAGAAAAGCTAGCTAGAATGGAGGAGAGGCTACTTATCAACGCAAAAAAAAAAGTCAATAGGAGAAATAATGCAACTAAGTAAAAATCTATATTTATCTGAAGTAACTAAGTCTAGAACTGCTAAAAGACTAGGAATAACCAACGAACCAACAAAAGAACATTTAGTAAATCTACAAATACTAGCAAAAAAGATATTCCAACCTATTAGAGATTATTACGGATGTCCTATATATATTAGTAGTGGGTATCGTAGTGAGGCTCTGAATAAGGCTATAGGTGGGAGTAAGTCATCTCAGCACTGTAAAGGACAAGCTATTGATATAGATAGAGACGCTTATAGTTTACCTAGTAACGGTGAAATTTTTGAGTATATAAAAAATAATTTAGAGTTTGACCAATTAATTTGGGAGTTTGGTAGTAATACTAACCCAGACTGGGTACACGTTAGCTATAATACAAACGGGTCACAAAGAAAACAAATCTTAGTAGCTTATAAAGATTCTAATAATAGAACTAAGTACAAATCTTATGAGTAATAAAAAGAAATTTAAAGATACTGTAATAGGTAAATTCTTAAAAAACAAAGCTCCCAACATACTAGATATAGTAGGGGATGTATTACCAGACAAAGGAGCTTTAGGAATAGTTAAAAACCTCATCGACAAAGACGATACTATAGACGCTGAGACTAAAAAAGAATTACATAACCAACTTATAGAAGCTTATAAAACTGAAGTAGCAGATAGAGATTCTGCTAGAAAGAGGGAAGTAGAAATAGCAAAGGTTAAGAAGTTTGATTTAATGTTTACTTTAACTGGTCTAGTAGGGTTAGGAACATTTGTTTTTTTAGTATATGCTATAGTATATATAACAATACCAGAAAACAATGAAAAAACATTTTATACTTTAATAGGTTTATGTGAGGGTATTACTTTGAGTTTGTTTGGTTATTTCTATGGAAGTTCAATAAGAAAAAATTAATTATATTTAGCTGTAAATGGGATTAGATAAAAACAAACAACATAGTAAGCGTTATGTTGATGACAAAGCTAAAAATCCTAGATATAGATTAAATACAGACGAAGCCGAAATAATACACCAATACAGACGAGCTAGATATGAATGTGAGAAAGAGGGCTTAGACCCTAGTACTTTACATAGTGGCTGGATTAAAAACAAAACTGCTAGTCTTTACTTTAAATTACCTAAAGCTAGCGAGATAGACTTTAAAAAATTAAGTAAAGAATTAATAGAAGACTTAAAAGAATACAGTCCTAAATACCCTAAAATAGATAGGATTAAATACAAAGATAGTCATTTACTATTTATGTGTCCGTCAGATTTACATATAGGAAAGCTCTGTAAGTCTTTTGCTAGTGGTGAGGAGTATAATAATCAAATAGCAGTTACTAGAGCCTTAGAGGGGGTTAGAGGCTGCTTAAATAAAGCACAAGGGTTTAATGTAGATAAGACTATTTTATTGTTATCTGGTGACTTACTGCACGTCGATAATTTTGATAATACTACTAAGAGAGGTACTAAACAAAACGAGACAGACGGATTATTAAGTGACCACTTCCAAATAGCTAAAAGGTTAATGGTATCTATTATAGAGATGCTACTAGAAGTTAGCACTGTTCACGTTATGTTTACGCCAGGAAACCACGATAACACTATAGGCTGGCTAGTAGCTGAGATATTAGCAGTATGGTTTAGACATAATAAAGACGTTACTTTTGATGTTAGTCTACAAATGAGAAAGTATTATAAGTATAAAACTAATCTTATTAGTAGTTGTCATAGTCATAAAATAAAAGCTGAAACCTTACCTATGATAGTAGCTGACGAGTGTAAATTTTGGAGTGAGACTAAGTATAGATATATGTTTACTCAGCATATACATCACAAAGTAAGTAAACAATTTCCAGGTCTTTGGGTAGAGTCTTTAATGTCACCTACTGAAGCAGATATTTACCACCATACCTCTGGTTATCAAAGTTCTAATAACAAAGCTATAGAAGCTTTTTTGTTTAGTGAGTTCGGTCAAGTCGCTAGACTTACTCATCTATTTTAAATATAATTATATTTTTTTTTAGTCTTTTTGTTGTTTGTATTATATTTATATATATATTTACAAAACAAACATTAAAAATAAATACAATGTCAAAGACAATAAACTATACAACTAGGACTTTTTATGTACCAGCTGAGAGGATGGACACTTTAATAGAATTCCAGGAAAAATGCAGAGCTAACGGTCACAAATCTTATAGCTCAGTGATGTTAAAACTAATGGAAGATTACAATAAAAATAATTAAGTATGGAGTCTGATATATATTATAACTCCCATAATGATTATTTAGAACACTGGGAACGCTTTGAAAGACATAACTTTTTAAGCCAAAGATTACTTAATATTATTATACAGGCTAACTGGAATAAAAGAGTAATATGTAAATTCTACTTAACTAATAATGATATAGAAGTACATCAAAATAGATTCGGTCGTTATATAGCAGTAGTAGAGGCTATAGCTAAAGAAATGAAACAACTAAACATTAATTACAACGAAAAAAGAATAATTAAGATAATTGATATACTAACTAAAATACAACAATATGACAACTAATAGACTAAAGACTGTAGACATAAAGGGTAAATCTTATGTCACAGTTAATGAGAGAATTAAATACTTTAGAGAAAAATTTACTGGTTATTGCTTAACCTCAGAAATAACTCACATAAATGACAACGGGGTTATAATACGCTCTAGTATAATTAATGACAAAGGGGTAGAGGTAGCTAGTGGGTACGCTCACGAAAAGCAAAATTCTAGTTTTATCAATAAGACTTCATTTATAGAAAACTGTGAGACTAGTAGCTGGGGTCGATGCTTAGCTAATTTCGGAATAGGAGTAGATAGTAACGTAGCTAGTGCTGACGAGGTTGCTAACGCAATTAAAAACCAATAATTATGACAATATTTGACCACATAGAAAATATAAAAAACCAGTGCGAAATGCTTTTGAAAGAATTAGAAAAGGAAAAGTCCGCTTATGACTACTGGATAGAAGATAATAAAAAAGAACAAAACGAATTTTTAGAAGATTTATATACTAATATAGACGCTAAAAAATTATACAACAAAATAAACAACAAAGAAGATGACACTATTTAAAATAAGATGTTCGGCTATAGGACAGATTATGTCTAATCCTAGAAGTAAAAAAGAATATATATCTAAGACTACTGCTAGCTATTGCGAGGAGTGGCTAAAAGAACAAATCTACAGACGTAAAAAAGAATTTACTAGTAAGTATACTGACAAAGGTAATATAGTAGAACAAAGCTCTTTAGACTTTGTAGCTAGTGAGTTAGGTTATGGTAGTTTAGTTAAGAATGAAAAGTCTTTTGAAAATGAATTTTTAACTGGCACACCAGACGCAATACTAGAGGACCATATTATAGACGTAAAAAATAGCTGGGACTGTTTTACTTTTCCTCTTTTCTTTAATAACATTCCAAATAAATCTTATTACTGGCAAGCTCAAGGTTATCTAGCTTTAACTGGCTTAGATTCTTATAAATTAATTTATACACTTATGGACACTCCAGACGAGCTAATTAAAAAAGAGTATTTTAATAGTAATTTAGATTATGATACATTTGCTAAACAGTATAAGTATTCTAATATTGACCCTAAATATAGAATTAAGGTCTTTGAAATACATAGAAACGATGCTGACATAGACCAGATTTACACTAGAGTAGTAGAGTGTAGAGAGTATATTAACAACATAAACCAATAACAATGAGTATATATAACCAAATTTTTGACACCTATAGAATAGAACAAAAAAAAATAAAAGATGCTATTAAATTATTAGAAAAAAATAGTTATATAGTAATGACTAAGGAAGATTATTCTAAACTAAATAACAAATAAATAAACAAAAATGCAAAAACAAAAAACAGTTTACTGCGGTGGTGGTAACAAAAGAAGCGACAATTGGCTAACAGTAACAGTACACATAGACAAAGCTAAAGAACATATTTTTGATTATAAAGGAAATAAGTATCTAAAGTTAAATATAAATGTTAAAGACCAGGCGGACCAATACGGTAAAGACGTTAGTCTAAGCGTTAATACATACCAGCCAGAAAAGGAACAAACACAACATAAAGTAGCTGCTCCAGTAGAGGAGTCCGATGATTTACCCTTTTAAAGTTGATTATATAATTAATGAATTTAAAAAAAACGGTATAATTTTTAACAAGTGACATCTAAAGAAAAATATGACAGCTTAAATAGTGACGATAAAAGACTAATTACAGTTTTATATACTAAAGGTAAATCAATAAACTATATATCTGAAAGATTTGGGCTGTCACATAGATTTTTAACTTATCATTTATTTTATAAATTTAATTACACAATACCAATTTTGTTTGGTACAAAAGAACAACCTTATTACAAAAATGAGATGAATTACGGAGCTTTAGAATTGAGTTATAATTTTGAAGATTTGAACGCTAATGAAATAGAGGCTTATAATAATTACAAAGAAAAAAACGTAGCTTATTATGAATTTTAATTCAGATTTTAAATATGACTTAAAACTTGGTTTAAAAGGCGAAAACTTAGTCTTTAAATTATTAACTAACAAAAAAATAGAAGTTAAAACAGATTATAAAGCTTTAGAAACTGGTAATATTTTTATTGAATATTATAGTAGAAATAAACTTTCTGGGATAGCAACGACTGAAGCTGAGTTTTGGGTTTTTGTTTTAAGTAATGAATTATTAATATTTATCGAAACTAATAAATTAAAAAAACTTTGTAAATTACCAAATCTTAAAAAAGTTTTAGGTGGGGATAATAATACTAGTAAAGGTGTTTTATTACCATTAAAACTAATTACACAACAACACAACAACACAACAAACACAAATAAATGAGCGAAGAACTACCTTACTTTAAATTTTTTCCTAGTCAGTGGATAGGCGGAGAGATAAACTACTTATCTAAAGAAGACAAAGGAGCTTTTATAGATGCTGTATGCCACTATTGGAATAAGGATTGTAAAATGACATATGTAAAACTATGTAGACGAATAGGGCAAAAATCACTAGACACCCTACTAGAAGAGGAGCTAATACAAAAAAAGGGTAACCAAATTAAAATAAAATTTTTAGATAAACAATATAATGAGAGAAAACAACAATATGTTAAAAGAGTAGAAGCTGCTAAAAAGTCTAAAAAGACTAAAGTAAAAACTAACGACCCTTATTTATCTACTAATAGTATCAATAACTTTATAAAAGCACAAAGCAATGATACTTGAAAAGGAGGAGCAGCTAAAATACTTATACGCTTTTAAAGAGGGTAAAATAAAAAAAGGACTAGGTATAGGAAACGAATTAGATAACTGGGTATTATATAAAAGAGGTAGCTTTTCGATTATAGTAGGGCTAGATAATGTAGGGAAAACTAATTTTTGTTTATGGTATTTTTTAGCTTTGAGTGTTAAGCATAATATAAAGTGGTGCATTTGGTCTGGTGAAAACTCAGCTGGTCAATTGACTAGAGACTTAATACAAATGTACTCACAAAGCAAACTAAACGAACTAACAAAAGCAGAAATAGAGAAATATAATAACAAAATAGATGGCTGGTTTACTTTTATATCAAATAAAAAAATGTATAATCATAAGGAACTATTAAAGATATTTAAGGAGTCTAAGTGTGACGCTGGGGTAATTGACCCTTTTACTGGATTAAATCACGACAGGCGAGTTAATCAATATGAGCGTAACTATTTAATATGTAATGACATTAGAGAGTTTTGTAATACTACTGGCAAAGCTATATATTTAATGACTCACCCTATGACAGAGTCCGCTAGAAGAGTATACCCACCAGGACACGAATTTGCCTCTTATATACAACCTCCTAGAAAATCTGACGTAGAGGGAGGACAAGTATTTGCTAATAGATGCGACCAGTTTATATCAATACATAGGTTTATAAACAGTCCGCAGTTATGGATGATGACTCAGTTAAGAGTAGAAAAAATTAAGGATAAGGAAACTGGAGGCACACCAACTCTAGACGAGCCGCTTTGTTTTGACTATAATGGGGGTTTAGGCTTTACTATTGGAGGATACAACATTTTAAAAAACACAACAAAATAACATACAACTATGGATGAATTAGACATATTATTAAGAAAAAATAAACTAGATATATTAATTATTAAAGCTAGTCACCAACTAGAAAAGAAAAAAGACAAAGTTAAAAGGGATGGCTTAGAGACTTTAGTAGACATACTAGAACTAATACACGAACTTCAAGACGAAATTAGAAAGCAAAGAAAGCAAATAGCTAAATTAAAATATGAGAACGCTGTATCTTATAAAGAAAATGCTATATTAAAAACTAAATTTGATAAATATAAACACGACCTAAAAAAAGCAGAATTAGATTCACCAAACTTAAAAGAAAATGAATAATATAATTACACTTATGGTACTTAGTCACATACTTTGTTTTATTGCTGGATGCTGTTTTATATTGCTATTCCAACAAATATCTGAAGACAGAAAACTAAATAAATAGTTATGAAAAAAAAGAGCTTAAACGAACTTAGACAAACTAAAGACTCTGTATATAAAAACCCAGACAGTCCTATAGAAAACAGTATAAACTACTTATGTACTATCTACCCAAATAATGCGGACTTAGGAGCAGTAATAAGAAAACACTTCCAAAAATGAATGCTAACCAAAAAGGAAAACGATTCGAGAGAGACGTAGCAAAGCAATTAAATAATAAATTTAATACTAATGTTAGACGTACTCCAATGAGTGGGGGAATGAGTATAAAAGGAGATATTATAGACATTAACCCAGACTCTGTATTATATGACTATCACTGGGAATGTAAAAACCAGGAAAAGCTAAATATTTGGAAAGCACTAGCTCAGGCTAGAGCAGATAAGCCACTAGGTAAAACTCCAGTCGTAGTATTTACTAAGAACTTTGAGAAAGACTATGCCTGTTTAGAATTCGAGGACTTTATGAATTTACTTAAAACAATAGAACAACTACAAAATGAAATCGACACTAGAACGAATAGCTGAATTAATAGAAGAGTATAACAAGACTAATATATTTGACGGAAATAAATTAAACCAACAACTAAAAGAATTAACTAGCAGACTATATCACATAGAAACTATGAGAACTAAGGCGCACGAAGACTACGAGAAAGTGATACATACTAAAGTAGCTGAAGGGTTTTCTGTAGCTAGAGCCACTAATGAGGCAAAAGTAGAAGTTCCTGAGATGTATCAATTAAGAAGACTACTAGAGTCTGGCTATAGAGTAGTAGACGCTATGAGAACAAACATAAGTTTTTTAAAGTCTGAAATGTATAACGTAACTAAGGATAATTAATGAACCTTAAACTAATTAAGAAAATAGAGAACTTTATTTTATATATAGGTAGAGAGTATAAGGTAGTCGAATTAGAAGACTTTAAACAGGATATTTTTATACTACTACTACAAAAAGGAGAGGATTTTATTATACGATTAGACAGCGAAAACTCAATTAAGAAATACGTCTATAAATTATGTATATTTCAAATAATTAGTGAAAGAGGTAGGTATAGAACTAAATACTATATACCTAGTCACTTTAATAGCTTAGAAGACGTAGAGACTTATACTAATAGTTGTTTTAAAGATGAGGTACTAAAAGACCTTATTAACTCTCTAGATGGCTTAGATAAGATTATGCTAGAACATTTATTACTTTGTTCTGGCAATAAGCAGTGCTTAGCTAAAAAGACTAATATTCACCAAAATACTATACAATATAAATTTAAAGAATTAGCAAATAAAATAAAACAAAACTGGTCACTAAATGAATTCTATACTTAACACCTTAATAATAATATCACTAGCCACAACCTGGACAGATTACGCTAGACCTATGATAAATAAACTAGACTACAAACCCTTTAACTGTAGCTTTTGTCTTAGCTTTTGGATTAGTTTAATAACTTTTTTTATAACTTTAGACCCTTTAATATTGACAACTCCATTAATTTTACGTATAATAGAAAGAAGATTATTATGACAATAGAACAAGTAATTAAAGAATATAATAAAGTGAAAGCGTTCCCTAGTAAAGTAGACATCTCTTTTCTTAGGAATAATTTTGACCCTATACTAAAAGAAAACTATCCAGACGTTAGGATTAGCTGGGCTTGTAATAGTTGCGTAAAAAACCAAATGAGTTTACTTTTAAACTGGCTAACAACTAAAGAGACTAAAGAAGCTGAAGCTGTAAAAAAGAAAAGGAATGTCAGAAAAAAAAGAACACCAAAAAAGAAAAGTTAGCTATGGCTACTTTATTGATGAGGACGGACTCTACTATTATAGTGAAATAAATGGAGAAGTCTATCAGTGTTTTGACATAAACGGGGTAGCGTCTACTACTTATGAATTTGGAGTTGATTATAATGTATTAGAATTAGCTTATATATACGAAAATGAAACTAACACCTAAAGAAATTAAAGAACAAAAAGCCTTATTTGGTAGTAAGTCAGTAAACTACTTTGTTAGATTTATGGCAGCAAAAGAAAAATGGAAGAGACTGCCAGACTATTTTATAAAACAGGTTATTGAAAACACTCTAAAATAATGAAGACTCAATACTTAATAAAAAAAATAGGTGAGGAAGTGATAGAACTACTATTACAAAAAAATGCAGATTATGGAGACACTGCTAATAATCCTATAAGCATATTTAGTAAGCTAGATTCTACAGAGGCTATAAGTGCTAGAATAGATGACAAACTATCTAGGATTAAAAACAAAGGAATTAATGACAATACAGAGGACACTGTTACTGACTTAATAGGCTATCTAATATTGTTAAAGGTATCACTAAGACAAAAGAATGACTAATAAGCTAACACCTAAACAAAGAAAATTTACTGAGGAGTATGTCAATACTGGCAATGCGTCAGAGGCTTATAGAAGAGCTTATGATGTTAGCAAAACTACTAGTAATGAGGTTATAGCAGTTAAGGCTAGTGAACTTCTTAAAAATGGTAATATATCGGTAAGGGTGAAAGAGTTACAAAAAAAAGAAGCTGAGTCTTTCCAAATAACTAGAAAAGAAGTAGCAGAGGGCTATTTTAAAATGATTAAAAGCTGGGAGTATCTAATGGACCTAGCAGCAAAAGAAAACTTAACTAAGGACCAAAAAGCCAAATTCTATTTACTTAAGGAAATGGTCAAAGGAAGTGACTATAGAGGTGCTTATGATTCAATAGCTAAGATGTTTGGATTAAACGCTCCAGACAAACAGGAAATAGAACAGACAGTCCATAATATCAATATCAATATAAAGCGTGGAAGCGACTGAAATATTCGAACGTAACTACGATTCCAAAGCTAAGATAGTAATTAATCGAGGAGGTACTAGGAGTAGTAAGACCTGGAGTCTTAACCAGCTTTGTGCTTTATGGTTAATTAGTGGAAACTATGGTAATGGTAACTATATTACTGAGGGAGTTTGGACCACTGTTAGAAAGTATAGAACTAATTTAGATGGTACTGTCATAAGAGACTTTGAGGACATTCTAAAAGCTGAAGGCTGGTATAGTGGGGTAGAACACAACAAAACTAAAAAACAATACAGATACGGAAAGAGACTAGTAGAGTTTATAGGAGCTGACGATGAGCAAAAGCTAAGAGGAGCCAAAAGAAATATACTTTACTGTAATGAGGCTAACGAATTAGAATACAAACAGGAATTTTTCCAGTTACTAATGAGAACCGAGAATAAAATCTTTTTAGACTTTAACCCAGACGACGAGCAAATTTGGATTAACCAGGAATTAGAAATAAAGCGTTCTAATGAAGTGGGAGATGTTGAGGTAATAGTATCTAACTATAAAAATAATTCATTCCTACCTAAGTCACTAATTAAAGAAATAGAATACCTACAGCAAACAGATAAGGAGTTCTGGAAGATATACGGTCTAGGAGAGTATGGTAATATAAGCGGGCTAGTCTATGAGAATGTAAAATATATAGATAGAATGCCAGACTGTAAGCTAGTAGCTTATGGATTAGACTTTGGATATTCTATTGACCCCTCAGCTTGCGTTGCTGTATATAGAAAAGATGACGAATTATATTTAAAAGAGATTATCTACGAAAGAGAATTAACTAATCAGGACCTAGCAGAAAGACTAAGACCTATTATAGGTAGGGATGAGGTTATTTGTGATAGTGCTGAGCCTAAGAGTATAGAAGAGATATATAGACTAGGTTTAAATGCAAAGCCAGCTACAAAAGGTAGAGATAGTATACTTAACGGAATAGACATCTTAAAACGATTTAAAATCTATGTAGTTAGTAGTAGTAATCTAAGAAGAGAGTTTAGAATGTATAAATGGGCTACTGATAAAAACGGAAATAGTCTACAAAAACCAATAGGAGCAGACCACTTACTAGACGCTTTGAGATACGTTGCTTTAATACATTTAAAACAAAACAATAAAGGCTGGTATTCAATACGATAAAATTGATTATATTTACACTAGATTTTATTATAAATTATTTCATTAATTTATGTTTTGGGGAAGTAGTCGGCAAAAGAGCGTTACTTCCTCTTTTTTTTTAACAGAGGAAAAAAGACCAAATGCTAAGCAAATGGTCAGCAAATGCTGAGCAAATGGGGTTATATAAGATAAGATAAGAAAAGAAAAGACAATAAAAGAAAAGATAAAATAAGAACAAAAAGCAGCATAATTAAAATAAAGAGATTTAAGCGTATTTAAAATGTTAATCTATATGAATATACCAAAAAACTATTTGAGTGTCTAAAAACTTATCTAAATAGTGTTTAAATAGATATTGAGTTGTTTTATTTAGTTAGTGTTTAGTTAATTACTATTTAATTAAAATTTATTTTTAGTGCTTTTGTTATAATTAAAAAATTTGTTATATATAGAAATATGAGAATTACAATACCAACAAAGTGGGAAGATGTTACAATAGGTAAATACATAAACCTAAGACCAGTGTTAAACTCAGAGTTAACTCCAATAAACA